GTCTCGAAAACCCCTGTGTGGGGGCTGATGGCGCCGAATTGGCCTCTGACCTGGATGATTCGGTCGGTTTGGGATGTGTCGAGCCGAGGTTGGTTTCGGTGGGTTTGACGGATGCGGAATGTCCCCCTGCCCTGGACGAGTTCGCGCGTCGGCATCTTGGGAAGCCGTTGATGGAGTGGCAACGGATCGCTTTGGCCGGCCAGTTGGCGGCCGATGAGGCTGGTGACATGCGGTTTCGTGAAGCGTTGATCTCAACAGCTCGTCAGAACGGAAAGTCGATCGCGCTTCAGGCTTTGGCTGGCTGGTGGTTGACTGACGAAGCCAGGCGCCGAAAGGAACCGCAGTCGGTGTTGCTGGTGGCGAACAAGATTGATCGGTCGATGCCGATGTTTCGGACGATGGCGGCCATCCTCGAGGAGTCGTTTGGGGCGACTGTCCGATGGGCCAACGGCTCCCAAGCGGTAACCATGCCGGACGGGTCGACGTTCAAGATTGCGGCCGCCAAAGACAACCACCACGGCGGAACCTACGACCTCATCCTGGTAGACGAGTTGTGGGACATTCAGCCCTCGGTGATCTTTGACGCCCTCCGGCCGTCGATGATCGCCCGCCGAAACCCGCTCCTGTCCATGTGGTCAACCGCTGGCGACGAGTCGTCGGCCACCATGCTCCGGCTTCGTTCCCAGGCGATCGCCGACATTGACGCCAGCCGCTTGAGCCGCCTTTATTTCGCCGAATGGTCAATGCCTCCAGGCGTCGACCCAACCGACCGCCGGTATTGGCGCAACGCCAACCCTGCTCTCGGAACCACGATCACGCTCAATGCGCTCGAGGCGATGGCCGACGGCAACGACCGAGCTGCCTTCATGCGCGCCCACCTCAACCTGTGGGTTTCGGCCGCCAAATCGTGGTTACCGTTCGGCCTATGGGATCAACAGACCACCAGTCGACCGATGCCCGAAGGCGGGATCCTGGCCGTTGACTCCAGCATCGACGACTCGAGGTATGTCGGCGTCCGAGCGGCCGCCACGGAGGACGGCGTACAACTCCACGTCGAGTTCATCGTCGACACCGAGGAAGCCATGTGGGAACAGATCCGCAGGACGCTCGAGAACCCGAACATCAGCCTCTCGATCACCCCAGGCCTTGAGCTCCACACCCCGTTCCCGTTGAAACGGCGCACCACCACTTTCGGCTACGGCGAAATCGCCAAATACACCGACCTGATCCGCAAAGCCATCCACGAACGCAGGGTATGGCACGACGGATCGGTCAGCCTGGGCGAACACATGAATCGAGCCGTGCTCGTCAAGACCGCCGCCACCGTCGTCGTCAGCTCACAGAAGTCGCCTGGGCCGATCGAGCTGTGCCGGTGTGCGATCATCGCCGCCGCGCTCGCCTCGAGGCCCGCTCAACGGATGCGGCCCGCTTTCGCGTCCTCGTAGACAACCGATCGTTGGCGTGGGAGACTCCGATCGACATGGGCCTGTTCTCCCGTAAGCAAATGACTCCCGCGTTCGGCGCCGAGGTTCGTGCTATGGCCGGAGCGGCCGCCCAAACCACGAGCGCGACCTACACCTACACGATCGGCACACCCGAACTACGCGCCCTCCAACTCCCGACCATCAGCCGAGCTCGAGACCTGATCGCCTCCATGATCGGATGCCTCGATCTCCGTTCGTACCGCCTCGCCTGGGATCCGCAGGAGGAGGAATACGAGAAGCTTTACGTCGAAGGCGAATCATGGTTCACGCGCCCTGATCCGGCCGTCACCCGTAACTTCATCATGGCCAACACGTTCAGCGACCTCCTGTTTTACGGTCGAGCGTTTTGGCTGATCACCTCCAGGTATTCCACAGGATTTCCAGCGTCGTTCAAATGGCTCCCTGCGGCCAACATCAACACGCTCGATCAGTCGGGCCCCGCTTGGTTTCAACCGTCCGATCAGGTGGAGTTCAACGGCGTCGACATCGACTCCTCAAACCTCGTTCAGTTTTTGTCGCCGATCATGGGCATCGTCTACTCCGGCCAACAGGCGATCGACACCGCCTACAAGCTCGACAACGCGGCACGACGTTTCGCCGCCAACGAAATCGCGGCCGGTTACCTCCAACAGACCCCAGGGTCGGAACCGCTCAGTTCCGACGAACTCGGCGAAATGGCCGCCGCCTGGTCAGCCGCCAGGCAACGCAACGCGATTGGCGCACTCAACCAGTTCGTCGAATGGAAAGAGTTCTCGAGCGACCCAGCCAAACTCCAACTCGTCGAAGCCCGCCAATACCAGGCACTCGAACTGGCCCGCCTCGCCAACATTCCGCCCTACCTCGTCGGCGCACCAACCGGAACCGGCATGACCTACCAAAACGCTCTACAAGCCCGCCAAGACCTCTACCTTTTCGGCGCAAAACCGTACATCGACTGTATTGAAGAAACACTTTCCGGTAACAACGTCATCGCCGCAGGCAAACACATCGAGTTCGACCTCGACGACTACCTCGGCGACAACGACATGGTCGAAACGCCATTGGTAGACACACCGACCTCAATCAGAGAGGATGTCACCGAATGATTCGCTTCACAGCCGGAAACTTCACGATCGACGCCGCCGCCAAAGACGGCTTGCCGTCGCGTTCCATCACCGGCCTCGCCGTCCCGTGGAACGTCACCACGACCGACAGTCTTGGGCAGAAGGTCATGTTTCAGCCTGGGAGCCTTCCGGAGGACGGGCGCCCCCCTCGCCTCCTGGAAGGTCACGATTCCAGCAAGGTTCGAGGCATCGTCACCGAACGAGTCAACACGTCCGAAGGCATGATGTTCACCGCCCGCCTCGCCGACACACGCGACGCCAACGACACCCTCGAGTTGCTCAAAATGGGCGCCTACGACAGCGTCAGCGTCGGCGTCGTCCCCACCAAGTTTTCGTTTGACAACGACGGCACGATGATCGTCGAGTCAGGCAAATGGAGCGAGCTCTCAATTGTCGCCGAGCCCGCTTTCGAACAAGCGCGAATAGAAAAAGTCGCCGCCTCCAGTCCGGAGGATGAGCCCGACGAACAAGAAACCACACCAATCGAGCCCGAGGAGGACTCAATGTCAGAAGCAACACCGGTCGAGGCCTCGGCTCCGGCCATCATCCCCACGCTCCCGCTTTACGCGGAACCGCGACGCGAATTCAAGATGCCGACCGCAGGCGAATGGATCGCCGCCGCTGTCGAAGGCGGAGCACGGTTCGCCGAGCTCAACGCCAAGATCAAGGCCGCCGCACCCGACGTCACCACCAGCGACCTCGACGGCGTCATGCCAACCCCCGTCGTCGGCCCGATCTACAACAACTTCCGTGGCCTTCGCCCCGTAATCGACGCCGTCGGAACCCGAGCCATGCCCCAGGGCGGCAAGGTGTTCATCCGCCCCGTCGTGACAACCCACACCTCGATCGCTTCGGTGACCCAGGGAACGACGATCCAGGACGGCACGTTCGTCGTGGACGACGTTCAGATCACCAAAGGCATCTACGGCGGATACGTCGAGTTATCCGAGGCTTCGATCGACTGGTCGTCCCCCGAAGTGCTGGGCGCTCTCGTCGACGACATGGCGCGCATCTACGCCAATCAGACCGACGACATTGCCGCCGACGCACTCGTGTCCGGCTCAACCAACACGCTGAACTTCGACGACGCCAACTACGACAACCCCTCAAAGTGGGCAGAGTTCATCTACTGGGCCGCCGCCGAAATCCTCACCGATTCCAACGGCAACCTGCCCACCCACCTGTTCGTCGACCCGAACATGTGGCAAAGACTCGGCCGCCTCTCGGACGATTCGAAGCGTCCGTTGTTCCCGCAGATCGGCCCCATGAACGCATTCGGCACGATGGCCCCAGGAACCTACGGAGCAACCGCCTTCGGCCTCACCGTCGTCGTTGACCGCAACTTCGCCGCCAACACTCTGATCGTCGGCAACGCCGACGGCTTCGAATGCTGGGAACAGCAGAAGGGCGTCGTGTCCATCGAGAACCCGAGCCTGTTGGCCCGCACGATCGCTTTCCGAGGCTACTTCTCGGCCAAGATGATCGACGCCACCAAGTTCATCAAGGCCGTCATCGTCTGATTGACCTGAGGAACTAGAACCATGGCGACCTACTCCATCACTCATCGCATGAGGTTGGACGACGTCGTCGTGGTTCAGACCCTCACGGCGAGCGACATCGCAGTCGGGCAGTCGATCGTTGTGACAGGGCTTGGGGATGGCCTCGATGGTACGCACGTTGTCGTGGCCATCCCCGAGTTCAAGTTCATCGGCGTCGACAACTACGGCGTCCTGCTCTACGACGCCGACTATCCGATTCCGAACCAGGTGCTCTACCTGGACTCGGGCGACGATCTCGAACCTGACGCCGTTGATCCGTTCGGCACGATCACCTATACGATCACCTGTTCCTGGATCACCTCGGCAATGGTTCAAGAGTTTCTCGGAATCGCATCGGCCACCGCCAACGACACCGCCTTCCTGGCAACCTGCGTGTCGGCCGCTAACGCCTGGGCGTATCGCAAACGTCAGGAATCCGGCTACTTCGACAGCCTCACCACCGTGCCAGGCGGCGACGTCAAACTCGGCACGATCGTCTACGCCGCCAGCCAATACCGTTCTCGAGGCTCGATCGACGGCATCCAATCGTTCCAAGATTTCTCGACCGGTGGATCACCAACCCTCTCGATGGGCCAAATCCTCTCCCTGCTCGGCTGTAACCGAGCCCAGGTGGCGTGATGTATGGCCGCCACAGGAATCTTTGCCGAAGCAGTCACCGCGATCGCCAACCGCATCACAGCACTTGGCCTCGTTCCGGTGACCGACCCGCGCAATGCCCGACCACTCACCGTTTTCATCGAGCTCCCGACGTTCACGAGCTTTACCTACAACGTCGGGGATTTGACCTTCATCCTTCGAGTTTTGGCCGCACCGCCAGGCAACCAGGACGCCTCGGACTACCTGCTGACAACGATCGACACACTCATGGCTGACCAAGGACTCGCCGTTACCGCAGGGCAACCGTCTTTGGCCACCATCGGAAATCAAGAAATACCCGCATACGACCTCACCGTGAGAATAGGCTCACGGCGCAACTAAGGAGCCCCAATGGCAGTCACCACCTTCCTGTCCAACGCAACCGTCGCCATCGGCGCAGTCGACGTATCCGACCAATGCTCGGCCGTCATGCTCACGGTCGGCTACGACCAGCTCGAGACCACCACGATGGGCGCAGGAGGCCACACCTTCACCAAAGGCCTACAGACCGTTGACGTCACCCTCACGATGTTCAACAGCTACGGCGCAAGCGAAATCGAAGCGACCCTGTACGACATCTGTGGCGATGACGCCGTCACCCTCACGATCTCACCCTCAGGCACAACCGAATCGGCCACGAACCCCGAATACACCATCACCGGAGCATTCCTGGCCAACTTCCAGCCTGTCGCCTCAACCGTAGGCGAGTTGTCCGTCGTGAACGTCACGTTCACCGGCGGAACCTGGGCACGCGACATCACCTGACCAATAGGAGCCCGACATGATTGGAATGGACGTCAAAGTCGTCTTTCGAGACGGCTCAGAACATTTGGCCCCGATCACCTATGCGGTCGCCTGCGCCTGGGAGGACCACCACCCAGGACAGGCCGCCGCCCAAATGTTCAACCCCGTCAAGTTCAAACAAATCTCATACCTCGCCTACGAGGCCTGCCGAAAAGCAAACATCACCGTCAAGGTATGGCCACAATTCCTCGACACGGTCGCTGACATAGAGATCGTCCCAAAAGAACACAAGGACGAGCAGGGTATTACACAAACCTGATAGCCGCCCTGTCCATCCGGCTCGGCATCAGCCCTCGAGAGCTCTTGGAGAGCCCACCAACGATCCTCGACGAGATCACTAGGATCCTGCTGGAAATGGACAACAACAAATGAGCATCCAGGTTCAAGGCCTCCAGGAAAGCCTCCGTGTCCTCGGACGCTTTGAACCCGAACTGAAAAAACAGTTTGCCAAAGACGTCCAACGGATCGTCAAACCGCTCAAAGACAAGATCGACCAGCGGATCCCCAAAGCCGCCCCCCTGTCAGGCTGGGATCACAACGGGACCAAAGGCTGGGCCCCCAAAAAAGTATCCGTTCGAACCGACACCAGGCTTCCTCGACGCAGAGTCGGAACCACCGCCACAAACGTCATCAATGTCGTCCGGCTCACCACACGAGGCTCATCCGTCGCCATTGCCGACATGGCAGGCAAAGCCGGAGGCGCATCCAGCCGAGCCGCCGCCAACCGCCGCCGCCCCAACTTCGCTCAAGCCCTCTCCGCCCGACTTGGTGACCCGTCACGATTCATGTGGAAAGACGTCGACGACTCAATTGAAACAATCATTGACGAGCTCAAACCGTTGATCAGCCAGGTTGAGGACGCCGCCAACAAACAACTTATGAGGATCCGCTAATGGCCATAACCGTCCCCATCATCACCGAATTCGGCGATAAAGGCCTGAAAGCCGCCGAAGCCGGTTTCGACAACCTCAAAAAGAAAGTTGGCGAAGCCGAAGGCGGCTTCAACAAAATGAAAGCAGGCTTCGGAGCGGCCAGCGATTTCATTTCAGCAAACGCAGGCAAACTCGCCTCAGCGGCCGGAGCAGCCCTAGTCGGCCTAGCCGTCAAAGGCATAGGCGCATTTCAAGACCTGGCGATCGGAGCCAGCAAATTCGCTGATGCCACCGGCCTTGCCGTCGAGGACGCGTCCCGCTGGACAGAAGTCGCCGGAGACATGGGAGTTGAAGCTGGAACTGTTCAATCAGCAATCAACCGGATGAATAAAGCCATCGGCGAAGGGTCCAAAGCATTCGGCGACATGGGAGCCGAAATTGAATACACCAAAGACGGCACGGTCGACGTCAACAAAACTTTCCTTAACACGATCCAAGCTCTCAAGAACATTAAAGACCCGGCCGAGAGAGCCGCAATGGCGACAAAGGTTCTTGGGAAATCCTGGACTGACCTCGCAGAACTGATCAATGTCGGTTCCGACGAACTCCAAAAAAGTCTTGGCGCAGTCTCCGACGTCAAAGTCATCAGTCAAGACGAAGTTGATCGAGCAAAAAAGTTTCGTGAAGCACAAGACGCACTAAGCGATTCAGTTGAGGAACTGTCTATCTCGTTGGGACAAAAATTAGTTCCAGCCCTAGCCGAAGCCGCAACCTACCTAGCAAAGTTCATTGACTTTTCGACTAATACCGACACGGCCGTCAAAACGGGCAATGTTGCTTTGGACGCAGGAATCAAACTTTGGAAACTTTTCAGCGGAAATACTGATAAAGCCACCACAAGTCTTGGGAAAGCTGATGAAGCACTCGGCCTATCCCGTGGAGCGCTCCGAGCCGCACAATACGAACTCGTTCGGACAAGCCGCGCAACCCAAGACTTTGACTCCGATCTCAACGGCCTGATTGACACTTGGGACGAACTTCTTGGCCGGTTAGACAAAACGGAAGCATTTAATAACGTCGCAGATTCCCTCGATCATGTGTACGAAGCGGCAGGTCGAGCGTTGGAAGAAAAGACGCCTGCCGCCGCTCGAGCCGCTCAGGACGCAGTCGGAGATCTCTATAGGGAAGTGGCCGACTACATCCGACTTTTGGGCAATATTCCAGCCGAAAAACAAACGAAAATTTTGGCTTTGCTTGATCAGGGCAAATACGATCAAGCCCTCAAACTCTTGGAAGAACTTGCGAAAGATCGAACCGCAACGATCCGTGTCCGAACCGTCGGCGGTCGGCCAGTAGCCGCTGGCGATACACCTTCGGAAAGTCGAGGAACCGGCGTCACTATTGTTGACCCAATCACCGGCCAATCCCACTATCTACCGCCAGGAATCGATTTCGGGGCTTTAGCCCGTGGCGGTGGAACTCGAGGCGTCACCAATCTCTCCGTCAACGTCGCCGGATCCGTCACGAGCGAACGAGACCTCGTCGAAACCATCCGCAAGGGCCTGGTTGACGCTCAACGCAACGGCGCACAGCTCGTCTACTCCAACACATGACGCTCCCCTGCCAACCCACCGTCCGGCTACGCCTCGGAACAGGAGCCTCATTCGGCAACGTCCTAGTCCTCGGTGATGCTCTCAACGGCATTTTGGGCACAAACATCCTCGGCACATCCACCAGCCAAATCGTCGACATCACCACGGACGTCACTAACATCTCAATCCGGCGAGGCCGAGACCGAATCTTTGAGCATTACACCCCCGGCCGATGCTCGGTCACATGGTGGGATTTCAACGGCGACTGGAACCCTGACAACACAGCCAGCCCTTATTACGGCCAAATCCTGCCCATGCGGCAGGTCAAGATCACGACCTCATACCTCGGCGTCGAATACGCTCTATTTTCCGGCTTCATCAGTTCATGGGATTGGGACTGGCCCAAAGGAACCGATTATGCCCAAGTCACGATCCAAGCGGACGACGGCTTCCGCCTTCTAGCCCTATCCAATGTCAACACGGTCACCGGAGCGGCCACCGGCGATCTACCAGGTACAAGAATCAATCAACTTCTTGACATGGTGGATTGGCCATCCGACATGCGAGCAATCGACGCTGGAAGTCGAGAACTACAAAACGATCCAGGCGGTGTTCGTACAGCTCTTGAAGCCATCCAAACGGTTGAGGAAACCGAACTCGGCGGTTTCTACATGGACGGCAACGGCAACGCCACCTTCAAAAGCCGAGCCGCAATCAGCCAACAAGCCTCCGGAACCGCCACCACCTTCGCCGACAACGGAACAGGAATTGACTACCAAGCGCTTGACGTCGCATTTGACGAAACCGAACTATCAAACGTCGTATCCGTTAGCAACCACGGCGGCACAGCCCAAATAGCGTCCGATGCCACATCCATCGCGAACTACTTCACACGCACCTATACCCTGACCGGCCTTCTCGGCCGCAACAACGCCGCCGCCCTCGCCATCGCCAATTCTATCCTTTCGTATCGTAAAACACCCCGAATTCGCATCGAATCCATCACTCTCGACATCTCATCCCCATCAAACCGAGTCCTACCAGCCCTATCGCTCGATTTTGGCGACCCTATCTACGTCGTGCGAACCCAAACCCCCACCAGCGTCCTTGATCTCCGAGTCACGGTACAAGGCGTCGAACACACCATCACCCCCGCAACCTGGGTGACTCGCCTCATCACTCGAGAACCACTCAGCACCGCATTTATCCTCGGATCCAGCCAATTCGGTATTCTCGGAACCAACACACTCTAGGAGCCCCATGACCACCACCTACCCGATCTCAGCCGCCTACACAGACGGACAGGTGCTATCCGCCAGCAACGTCAACCAAATCGCTGGTGGCGTCAATGACCTGGCCGCCCTCCAAATCAACGCCCAAACCGGAACGAGCTACACGCTGGCCCTGACGGACGCCGCCAAGCTCGTTACTTTGACAAACGCGGCCGCCATCACATTGAACATCAATACGGACGCCAATGTCAATTTCGCCATCGGGACTCAAATAATCCTTTATCAAGGAGGAGCTGGTCAAGTGACAGTTGCGGCGACCACACCTGCTACTACGAGTGTCCGTTCTCAAGGTTCCAAAACTAAAATCGCAGGACAATACGGCGTCGTTTGCGTCACAAAAATAGCCGCAAACGAATGGGTACTTTTTGGAAACACGACCGCATGATTCCCGCAGTATCAGTTTCTACAGGTTCTGGCTCACCTCCGGAATACATAGCGGTCGCCCATGCCACGACTCCATTCGTATCGACTTATCCGTGGTCGGCAGGATTTGGAACCAAATACGCAAATCCAGCAACTCTGCCGCCAAACGCCGGCAATGGCGTCAATTATGACTATGCGGCAAACACGATCGCGGTTGCTCACACAGGAACGCCTTTCATTAGCGTTTATCCCTGGTCGCCAGGGTTCGGCGCCAAGTATGCGAATCCGGTGACACTTCCGTCATTAACAGGCTGGTCAGTAACCTGGAACAAGGCAGGAACAGTAATAGCCGTTTCTCATTCAACGAGTCCGTTCGTTTCGGCTTATCCGTGGTCGGCAGGATTCGGAACCAAATACGCAAATCCAGCAACGATCCCAACCGGCCAAGGAAATTCCGTAGCGTTCACAGCATCCGACGCTGACATCGCTATCGCTCACGACACTACGCCATTCATCAGCGCCTACCCTTGGACAGCAGGTTTCGGCACCAAATATGCCAATCCAGCGACATTGCCTGCTTCAAGTGGCACAGGTGTCGCATTCAACCTGTCCTCCGCAATTGCGGTATCCCACGACACCACCCCGTTCGTTTCGGCTTATCCGTGGTCGGCAGGATTCGGAACCAAATACGCAAACCCAGCAACTCTACCGGCAGGAAATCCTGGATATGCCGTCGCTTTCAAACCAAGTGGAACTGATATCGCAGTCGCGCACAACGTAACTCCATTCGTTTCGGCTTATCCGTGGTCGGCAGGATTCGGAACCAAATATGCCAACCCGGCAACTCTGCCAGCCGATATTGCGTTCGATGTCAGCTTTGGTAAATACAGCTCTGACATTGCCGTCAGTAACACAACCACATCGCCATACGTTCAGGCTTATCCCTGGTCGGCAGGATTCGGAACTAAATACGCGAACCCCGCTACGCTGCCAACCGGCAACGGCAACGAAGTCAAATTTGGATAAAAGGAGAAAACAATGCCAGCATTATCGGAAATCATTGCGAGTCGACAAGCTGAAGTTGACCAATATGACCAAAATATCGCGCTTTACGAAGCGATCTTGACCGACTTACCCGACAAGTGGCCGACGCGACTTGAGGAATTCAAAGGTCGTAAAGATCATCAGCAAGCCGTCACGGAATGTGACCCAAGCGATGTTGAACTACTCGCACAGCTTCTCTACCGTGAACAATGTGAAAACACGATTCGCGCTGAACGCCTGGAACGCACAAAAGCCGCCGCAATTCTCAAAGCCCTCAAGGCCTGATGGCTACAAAAAAGGCGACTAAAACCATCGCCGAGGGTCGGCCGTACACCGGCAACACCGACCCAGCCAAAGGCCCACGCCCAGGAACCATTCGATTTCAGCAATACCTCATCTACCTGTTCCAAATGAAAAACCTGGGCATCTATGCGAACCGGCCCGTTCGAGGCGGCTCAGGCCTGTCCGTTCATGCGACGGGTCGAGCGGCTGATCTTGGCGGCGGCCCCAACCAAATCAAAACCGTTCTCGCTTTCCTCGCCACCCACAGCGAAACTCTGCTGATCGAAGCCATCCACGATTACGGCAACCGGCTCATACCAGGCAAACACGGCGCAGGCTGGCGATGCGACCGCCAAACCTGGACGGCCTACACCAAACCCACCATCGGCTCCCCAGGAGCCCTATGGATCCACTACGAAATCTCACCCGAAATGGCCGACAACCCCGACCTTGTGAACGCCGCATTCCGAAAGGTTTTCCCGTGAACATCGTCAACCCCTCCAAAGCCATGATCGCCCTCGTCGGCCTGATCTGCCTCACCGTCCTCATGGCAACCAAAGCCATCACATCCGACGCCGGACTGCCCATCGTGACCACCATTATCGGCTACGCAGTAGGCAACGGCATCGCCGCCCGCAAAGGCGAACCCGTCGAGCCAATCATCGGCAAACGCCCAAAGGCTTGACCACCCCCCTACCAAGTCGGTAAACCATCCCTAACCAACGGCGCCCACCAGGCGACCCGACCCGTTAGGAGAAACCAATGAACCAACCGTCCCTGTTCGACGTCACCCCACCGACGCCGACCGAACGAGGCCTCGCCCGATCCGCCGAAGCCGCCCGCAAATGGACCGACGACGAAATCCGTCAACTCCACAAAGCAATCGAACTTTGTATCAAGTTTCAACCTGAGTTCACCGCCGACGACATTTGGACACGCCTCCCAGCGGACTTCCCCGTCACCAAAGGCCTCGCCTCACAGCTGCTTATTTTCGCCCGTGAAGGCCGGATCGAAGCCACCGACCGCACCCGCAAATCCACCCGTGGCGGCGACCATTGCCACGGCCAACGACTCACCATTTGGAGAACCCTATGAACCGCCTCCTAATTGGGATCACCCTTACTTGGGCAGTCCTATTTGCTTTTTCCCAACACAAACCCGAAACCGCCCAATCCGTCCAAGACACCACGGCCGTTGTAACGCCCCGAACCGTTGTTCTGCTCCCAATACCCACCACGACGACGATCGCCGCTCCTACGACCACACAGACACCAACCACGACCATTCCTACCCTCGTTGGGCCTGACACCCCGTGCCAAGAATGGGTTCCGCTTGCCCTCGAGGTTGGCTGGCCCGCCGATCGAGAGGTGATCGAAAAGATGCTAGCTGTCATGTGGCGTGAATCCCGTTGCCAACCCGACGCCGATTCCGGCCCCGATCATGGCCTACTTCAAATCAACCGGATCCATTCCGCCTGGCTGAACTCCGGTTGGGGTTGGACGCACGACGACATGTTCGACCCACGCAAAAACCTCACCTTCGCCCTCGCCCTATGGCAAGGCTCCGGCTGGAAACCGTGGAGGTTCTCCGGTGGAGCGTGACTGGATGGCCGACGCTCGATGCGCCGACCTGCCCGTCGACATTTTTTTTCCTGTCCCAGGACGCCACATGAAGGTCAACATCGTCCACGCCAAAGGGTATTGCCGCCAATGTGCCGTCCAGCCTGACTGTCTTGAGTTCGCGCTCCAATTTGACCATCGGACATTGCCTGGCATTTGGGGAGGCACAACCGAAAACGAACGGTTGAAAATCAGACGCACCCGTGTGATAAACAACCGATTGTGAGCCCCGACATAGCACTTTGCTCCGAATGCCACAAACTGGTCATCGGCGACGAAATCGTCCGATACCGGCAAAACGGCGAATGGCGCAAATGGTGCTGGCCGTGCTTCAAACGCTCACACCTGAAAAACCTGACCCGACTACAGGAGAACAAATGAACCTAGAAGGCTACGTTCCCGTCAACGACCGGCTTCTCGAGGCCCTACGCCGCTGGCCCGACTTGCGAGTATCCGAAACCGGTTTCGAGATCCAACGCATCGAGGAACAAGTCCTGTTGATCTGCGAGATCACCGTATGGCGCACAGCTGACGACCCGAAGCCGACGATCGCCACCGCCGCCGAACCATTCCCAGGCAAAACCCCGTACACCCGCAACAGCGAACGCATGGTCGGCTTCACATCCGCGCTCGGCCGAGCCCTCGGCTACATGGGCATCGGCATCGACAAAGCATTGGCCTCAAGCAACGAAGTGGAAGCCCGTCAGAACCGTTCTGAAGGCTCTCAGCGAGCCTCCGCAAAGCCTGGGCCACCGGAGGAGCCAACCGAAGCCCAACGACGAATGCTGAGAGCCCTCGGGTACGTCGGCGAAATCCCCGCCACCAAGAAAGGAACCAGCATTCTCATCGACAAGCTGAAAGCCGAGGCCATGGGAGAGGAACCGTTCTGATGC